GTCTGATCGGCGACGCCGGAAGCGCCAACCGTGCATGCGGTCCCGTTATTCTCGCCGATGGTGCGATAGACGACGCGCCCCGCGCCCGTCGTGGTGCAATAAAGCCGGGTCCAGAACATTGCGCCGGCTGGCGGCGGATTGGCGAAAATGTCTGAAACAGCGTGGCCGCCAGCCGGGACGGTGAGCGATGTCGAAGCGCCGCCGCCAGAGGTCATTTGCTGTTCGACGCCAACCGGATATTCCAGCGCGCCGGTGCAGTTGAGATTGGCCGCAGGCGCGCTTTCGGCCGCTGCGCCCGGCACATAAAAGCCGGGGATATCAAAAGCCAGTTTCCCGCTGGTGACATTGCCGCGCATGATCATGGGCGCGCGGCACATGATTTGAAGGTTTGAGCCCGAAATCGTATTCGGAATTACCGCGCCCGTCGCGACGACGCCGGTATAGGACGACGCCTTCGGGGGCAAAGCTCCAAGAGCAATAGCGTTCGCGGCGGACTGCACCTGGCCATTGGCGTCAAGCGGCGCGCCGGCCGGCGACGTGGCGCCGGGCGGAAATGCCGCCGCCGGCGAAGCAGCGAGCAGCGCCGCGCAAAAGACCCAGGCGAAAAGACGCGGGAAGAGCGACATCGGCGGCCTCACTTGAGGTTCGAATAGGTGCAGGTCGCGGTCGTGCCGCTCGAATTAATGGCGGTCGCGGCGTAAGGGATCACCGTCGAGCCGGCTGCGGAGATGATCCAGACGTCGGTCGAGCCATCGGCCAACGTCAGCGAAACATTGCCGATCGCCGTGCAATTCGCCTTGACGCTGCGCCGCGCGGCATAGGTCGTTCCGATCGTCATGGCGACGGCGCCCTGGTAGCCGGCGTTCTGGGCGTCGGAAACTGACGGGACGGCAATCGGCTCGACCAGCACGCTGACGGATGACTGGCCCATGGGCATCGCCCACAGGTGTTGGCCGCTGTTGAAAATCGTCGGCGCGCCGCCGGCGCTGATCGGCTGGCAGACGCGATCCGCGCTGGGCTGCGCGGTCGCGATGCAGACCGAGACCGGGACAGCGGCCAGATTGGTGAGCTGAACCGCCCCCGCGCCGAGATCGGTATAGGTCCCGGCCGGGATGGTCGTCTGGGCGGTTGCGCCGGCGGCCAGCCCGAGCAAGAAGGCGATTGCGATGAGCAGTCTTTGCATGGGATTTCCCTTCGGCGCGGCGCCGCGTCAGAGCACGACGGCGTTGGCGGCCGGCGCGGCGGCATCAGCGGGAGCGGCGGCGGGCGCAGCAGCAGGAGCGGCGACGCCGTTCTTGGCGAAGCTTTCGTTCAGTTCGGCGAGCGAGGCGGCGAGACGCTGGGAGAGCGCGTCATTGGCCGCAGCAAGGTCGCTGGTCGCGGCGTCGACGGCGGCTTGCGTCGCGCTGGCGCCGTTCGCGGTGAGCTGGTCGAGCAGGTCGTAGACCTTCTGCGACGAGGTGATGTGCTGGGCGACGAGGGCCTTGGCGTCTTCAAGATGCGACATGGTTTTCTCCGTTGATTTGGCGTTCGCGCCGGTTGGGTTACGAATTCGCCGGCCACGCCGGCAGGTTGACTTGGGTGGGATCGTCGATCTGGGCGGTGGTCGTGATCGTTCCGGCGGCGATGGCCGGCGCAATGCTCTGGGTGCGCGTGTCGAAGATGTGCTGGAGCCAGTTGGCGACCGCGAGCCCGAGCGCCTGAGTTTGCGTGGCATTGAGGGAGAGCACGCTGCCGTCTCGTTGCTCCCAGTTCAGAATCGCGCTCGGATTGAGGCCTGATCGCTGCACGGCGCCATTGAGCAGTGTCAGATAGGCCGACGTCGTCGTGACCTCGACGGTTAGCGACGGCTGGCCGGCGGCGGCGACATTGACCGTGAGGCCTCCATCCATGATGGCGCTCTGCTTCGCGGCGGCGTAGGCCAGCAATTGCGCGGTGGTCGGCGCGGGCGGCGCGGGCGGCGGCCCGAAGGCCCCATCTGCAAAAGACTGCCCCACCGTGATCGATGCCGTTGCAGGCGCCAGCGTCGCCGCGATGTCGGCGTGAAACGCCTTCGCTGGCGTAACGTCCTCCGGCAACGTGATTATTTCCACAACTATGCCGGAAACGACGCGCGCAAAATATTGAGTCATGTGTCGGTTCCCTCAGTATCGGATGATGACGCCGCCCCACATGCCGGCAGCGCCAACGGGGGAGGCTCCGGCGGTAGTGCAGGTGACATTGCCGCCGCCGCCGGGCCATGTGGGGCCGGAGCTATCCGCGCCCAGACCGCCCTTGCCGCCAAACGGCCCGGCGCAATCGCCGCCCTGACCGTTTTGCACGCCAAAGGTCTGATTGCCGGAAACGCCGCTCTGACCTGTGAGATTGATGTCGCCGCCGATGCCGACGCCGCCCGCGCCATTGCTGCCCCCGACCGTCCCCGGACCGCCGCCGGTCGCCGAATGATAGGAGCCAAAGCTCGTCGTGCCGCCGGCCGTGCCGCTGCCCGTCCCGCTTGTTGTGCCGCCCGCGCCAATGGTGACGGGCACCACGGTTCCCGCCGTGAGGAAAATCCACTTGCCCGAATAACCGCCGCCGCCGCCGCCTTCGCCTTCGGGGCTGACGGTGTAAACGCCGGCGCCGCCGCCAGGCCCATAACACTCGGACCAATACCAGCCGGTGATGGGGGCCGTGAAATTCGTTGTGCCCACTGCGCTGAACGTCGCGAAGTGTTTCCCCGCCGTCGCCAGGGAAAAGACGCTCGGTCCCATGACGGAGAGAATGAGAAACGTCGTCCCGTCCCATTTCACCAGAGCGGGAACGCCCCCAGGCCAACCGCCAGCCGCCAGCGCCGAGCCGTCCGCCCAGATCACCGCGCCGCTGCTTCCCATGACGGTCGCGGCCGCCGCGCCGGTGTTCGCGGCCGCGCCTTTGGTGATGACCAGCAATTGCCCGGGCGTGAGCGCGGTTTCCGCCGGGGTCAGCGCCGCGACGGTCACAACATTGCCGGCCGCACTCGTGTCGACGCCGTTATGAATAATCGACGCGGGGTCGATCGAGACCGCGAAATGCGGCCAGCCGGCGGAATCGACGGTCTTGGCGACGGCGATCGGCGCGGTCCCGGTGACCTCGTTGGCGATCCCCGCCTGGATCTGCGCCGCCGTCATCCAGGGCGCGCTCGGCGCGGTCAGCACCACGGTCCCGACCGAAAAGCCGACCGAGACGATGAAGGCCAGATCGGTCGCCGCGCCATTGGCCGTGACGAGCTTCGGCGCCAGCGTCACGCCGGCGATCATTGCCGTCCCGGTCTCATCCGTGACAATGAATTCGGTCGCCCAGAACGGCCCGATCTCGACGCCGGAGGAATCCACCGCCGGGATCACGCATAGAATGTCGACCTGGTTGGCATTGGTCGCGTTTTGCGAACAGCTCTGGACGGCGAGGCCCGACCAGACCTGATGAACGAGCGCGCCCGACGCCTGCAAGGTCGAAATCGACGGCTGTTGCGGAGCTGCGCCGCTGGCGGCGCCGTCGCCGATTTTCACTGTGGCGTTCAGGAAGTTGATCTCGGGCAGCGGGCTTGACGTCCCCGCCGCCGCGAGAATGGCCGCCTCGCGCGCCAGAAAGGCCGCCAGCGGGACGGTCGCAACCTGCACATTCGCGATGGGCGGCAATGTCGTCGTCATAGGGGCTTGACCTGGATTGTCTGGAGAAGGCGATGAGCGGCGCCGACAAACGGCCCCGGCAATGTCTGGGTGCTATTGCCGATCGTGAGGAGGACGCGGTGCGCCGCGCCGGCGTAGACCGCCGCCGGCGGCTGAGCTATGCGGGTGCGCACACGGGGCATGTCGCGCACGTTTTTGCGTTTGAGCGCGGACGCCATCAACGCATCGAGATCCGGCGCCGGATCGCCGGGCGCAATCACGCTCTCGACGACGAACTCGGGCCAGACGAGATCGCGCTCTTCCCAGAACTCCTTGAGATTGACACTCTGCGCGGTATCGAGCGCGATTTCGGCTTCGAGCGCATCCGGCGAACCGTAGTTCAAATGGTCGTTGAAGGACGATTGAATGCGGCTTCTGTTCCCGGCCTCGTCGTCCGGGTCATAGAAATGGACCGACCGCTCCCAGGCCAGGAAGGGCAGGAAGGCGGCGTCGCAATTCGCCGGCGCGCGCTCGCGGCGGATCGCCGCCGAATCGGCCGTCAACATGCGCGCGCCGGCGCCGGACAGGGCGCGCTCGAGCGGCTTGGCGCCGGGAGGAAGGAGATCGTCGCTCATGACGCCCTCGCCCAGGTGATGTCAGCCGAGAAAGTCGACGTATTGAGACAAATCGGCGCCTGGAACGGATCGCCGCCGACATTGGTCGAGGGCGCGCGGACGTCGACGTCCACGACGAGAGGCGCCGTGTTGAAGCCGAGCACCGCCTTGATGTCGCCGGGTTTGACCAGGCCGCCGATCTTGCGCCGCGCGGCGAGAAAGGTTGTGAGGCTCTTGATCTGCGCGGTTTTCACGACATTTGGATCGGCGCCGTCGGCGACATAGATCGTCGCCTTGACGACGAAATTCGCTGGATTGACGGCCTTGACCATCACCTGGTCATTGACGGGGCGCAGGCCACGCGCCGCGGTCGCATTCGTCACGAGCGAAAGGGTATCGGCGAAGGGAATGCCGGAGGCGTTCGCGCCGAGGCAGATGACCCAGACCTGGCCGAGCGGAACGCCGGACACCTCGGGGCCATAGACCGCGACATCGGCGAGATTGACCGGATCGGCTCCAAGCGCATTGGAAATATAGCGCCCATAGGTGCCCCCGATCGACAGGGCTTCCCATTGGAGCTGCCCGCGTTTGCGGATGCTTTCGATATCCTCGCCCGGCGCCGCCACGACATTGACGTCAGCCGCGCGAAGGACGACGTCGTCGCGCACCGGCGCCAGCGCCAGGAAGGTGCTCTCGACCGCTTCGTTGATCCGCTGCAGGACGAGCCCTTCGCGATACGCATAGGCCGACACGATGAAATTCATCGGGTTGCCCTTGAGCGTCTGGACGTTATAGGCGATCCCGGCCGCGTTGAGGCGCGAGACAGCGTCGGCGATCGTCGCGTCGCGGATCGCGTCGAACGTCCAAACCTGAACGGCCGAGGGACTCGGGAGAGCGGCGAGATTGATCGTTTGATAGGCCATTAGCCGCCCACCGTGATCATGCCGGCGACGGCGACGCTCACCGTCTTGCCCTCCGGATTGGAATAATCGCCGAGGTGACCGCTGGGATAGAAAACGCCGGCGATGTCGAACAGCGCGCGCCCCGGAACCAGGCTCGCCAGCGTGACTTTGCTGAGGCGGAATCCCGGCTCCCATTTGCGCAAGGCGCGCGCGATCGCGGTGAAATAGGCGGTAATCTGTTGCTTATTGCCAGGCCGATCGACCAGCTCGCGGCATGTCGATGCGAAATCGCGGTTGAGCACGAGCGAGCCGATCGCCGTCTCGGCGATGCAGCCGATCGACTGGGCGCATTCGTCCCAGCCGGTCAGCACCGCTCCCGTGTTGCGATCGAGCCCGACGCGCATGTCAGCCTTCCTGCTCGGCGGAGGGCGTCGCGTCCTTCGCCTTGATCACGCCTTCGGCGACCCAATGGCTCGCTTCGGGGGCGGTGAGCGAGAGCGTGTCGCCCTTGGCGACCTTGCGGCCGGCGATATGCAGGTTCTGGACATTGACCTCGACGGTGTAGCCGGCTTTGGGTAGGGCGGGTTTAGAGGCGCGATTGAGGATCATGGTCATTCTCACGCTGGGTTGAGGGCTTCGGGCTTGATGGTGAATTTCTGGCCGCCGAAGACCAGGACGAATTGCGTCACGCCGCCGGCGACGACATGGGCGATATTTCCGGTCAAGGATTTGAACTGGCCGCCGCCGGGCAGCGAGACCACGCGCTCGCCGGCCTTCGACGAGGGCGGCGTCTGCTCGCCGGAATAGCCGGCCGGGATCAGATAGGCGTTGTCGAGCTTGCCCGAGGGCGCGATGACATGGACCAATTGCCCCTTGGCGAGCGGCGTGAAATCGCCGGGCGCGTCGCCGACTGGAATGGCGTGCGTCTCATAGCCGAGGTCGACGACCGCCGTATGGGTCGCGGGATCCCAGCTCACGACGGTCCCCGTCATGCCGGAGACGAGCTGCAGCTGCCGCTGCGCCTCGGCGAGCTGATAGGACAGCTCGTCGATCGTGTCCTTGAGCTGCAGGAAGTCCGCGATGTTCATGCCGCGCCTCCGTCGAGCAGATCAGGCGCCGGAGCATTGACCCGCTGCTCGGGATCGGGCGCAAATTGAACCGGCAGGTCGCCGATCGGCGAGGCCGGCGCGAAGGACGTCAGGATTTCATCGCCGCTCGACATGGCGACGCCGTTAATCCAAAGCTCGGAAAGCGCCGCGATTGCGTCGCCAAACGCGCCATCCTGCTCTTCGACGCCGGCCTGGCCGATGAGCAAGCCGCTCGTCCAGGTCGTCTGCCAAAGCGATATGCCGGTTTGGTCGAGCGGGCCGGAATATTCGTTGCGGCTGTCGAGGTCGGCCGGGCGCTTGACGCCTTCGAAGCCAAAGCGATTGCCGAACACGGTCAACTCAATCGCTTGCGTCAGAGCGAGGCCGGCGAAATCGCGCTCGATCTTCTTGCCGTCCGCCATGGCGTCCTTGGCGACGGCGACGGCGGCGACATTGACCGGAAGCAGTACGCGCCCGTCGCCATATTGCTCATGCTTCCCGACGCCGACGATCGCCACGCGGATCGCCGGCGCCAAGGTCGCGAACCGCTTCACTTCGTTCAGGTCGAAAGTGCCGCCATGGGTGTCGATATTGACATTCGGAAGGGCCGCCTTGAGGACATCCACAATAGCGCCGCGAAATTGGGCGAGCGAAACGACGGCGGTCATTGCAAGATGCTCCCGATGAAGCGGGCGGCCGTCTGCTCCAGCGCGCGGGCGTTAGCCTCGGAGACGCCGAGATAGGCACGCGCGGGCATGGTGACCTCTTTGGCGAAGATCTTCTTGCCGCCAATGCTAAACGCGAGGCGCTTTGCATTGACCGGCTTGATGACGCCGCCGAACTGATGAATGCGCGCTCCGATCCAGCCTGAACCCCAGATAGCGGAGTCGCCGACGACGGCATGGTCGATCGAGCGCGCGAGATGCGTTCCCGTTACGAAAAGCGCGCCACGGCCGTCCCTCGTCTTCGGCCAGGCCTTGCCATCCGGCGACGTCTTCTCGACTTCAATCCGGCGGCGCGTCTGCGTCATGCCCTGGCGGGAAAGACCGTCGAGCAGCTCCTGGAATTCGATGCGGCCGGTCGCGCCGAGGCGCGTCAACATCGCATCGAGCCCCGACACTTCGAGCCTGAAGGCGACCCCGCCGCTCATCACAGCCCCCGCAGTAGATTGCGCGTGATCTGGCGGTCCTCGGAGATCATCACCGCCTCGCCGGGCGAGATCGGCGCGCCGGCGCTGGGCGGCAGGACGAGATTGAGCGCCGCCTTGCCGTCGGCGATGTCGCGCAGAAAGGCCAGGCCGCGCTTCTCGGCGTCGACAATGATGTCGTTGCGCGTTCCGGGCGTGACGGCGAGTTTCGAGGCCGCGAGATCGGTGCAGAGATCGGTGAGCAGCGCGGCGGCGTCGGGCTGCGGATTGACCGGCAGCGCATAGCGGCGCCCGAGATAGGTGTCGATCGTCGCCGAGGCGTTGGCGAGCGCGGAAACAATACGCGTCTCGCTGACCGACTGGCTGGCGTCGTCATAGGCCAGGAGATCGACCTGGGCCGAACCCCATTTAGCGCGCAGATCGTCCTCGGTCGCGTAAGGCACGGCTCACTCCAGATGGGGAAAAGAGCCGGGCGCGGGCGCCCGGCAGTCACCTTGGGAGGAAACGCCCATATGGGCACTCTCCGGGGAAGGTCCGCCCCGAAGCTCTGGTCAGGCCGCCGGCGGCTCCAGCCGGCGCACCGTCAAATAGGAATCGGCCTCGATTTCTTCGAAATCGGCCGCCGTGATGGTCGAAAGGTCGATTTCGAGTTCGATCGGCCCGAACTGGAGGCCGCCGCGCCAGCGCCCGTCCTCTGGCCCGCGCACCTTGACGATCTCGCCGGCCGCGCCCGCCATGACGGGGGCGGCGACATCGGTTTGGGAGGGTTTTTTCGCCATTTTAAAACCCCTTAAATCAGGCGAGCCACTGGCTCATGAAGACCTCGACCAGGTCGCGATCCGTGTTCGCGATCAGACCGGTGGCGCCGACGAGAGCGGGTTCGCCGGGCGCGCCATCGACAGGCAGGAAGTCCGACTTGAACAGATCGCGCGCGGTCGCTTCCAGCGACGGGCCACACACCAGGACGTTGGGATTGATCCCGAGCGGGCGACCAAAATCCGCCTTCAGCGTCAGCATCGCCTGGCGCGCGGCGCGGAAGTTGGCGCGGTTGAGCGGGGCGTTGGAGCCATAGGCCAGCTGCCAGAAGCCGAAGCCGGCGTTACAGCGGCCATCGACGCCATAGATGAATTCATTGGTCTTGAAGACCTGGTCCGAGGTCTGCGGATTGGTCTTGGCCACGAATTCGAATTTGCGGCGGTTCTGGAAGATGAACGGCTTGATGCTTTTCGTCGTGTCGAGCAGGAACCAGGACGGCCCGGCGCCGGCCTGGACGTTCGACACGAAGGTCGGGTTGCCGTTGGCGTCCTTGACCGGATGGTTGGTGTCGAAGAAGTTCTGGCCGTCGAAGCAATGGGTAGTGAAGCCCGCCGAGAACAATCCATAGACCAGCTCGTCGGGGAACAGCGCGACGGAACGCCCGAATTCGGCGGCGACGGGCGAGAACAGGCCGAACTGGTCATCCTCGATCTGCTCGCGCTTGAGCGCGAAGCTGCTCTCGAAGGTCTTGTTCTTGATCTGGTAGCCGAACGAATCCAGCGTATTGATGACGCGATCGCCGATCCATTCGCGGATGCGGGGCATCTGACCGAGCCAGCCGTAATTCTCGGCCGAGCCCGAAGATGGAACCTCCATGGCCACCTTCGACCAGGTCGGCGTGATGCCCTTGAAGGCGTCGTTGAAGCGGAAATTATAGCCCTGGAAAATGGCGTCCAGGAGCGATGGCGTGATGACCCGAGGCATGAACTTCTCCTATCGCCGCATACGGCTCAGCTGAACAGAACCCAGGCGGCGCCCGAGGGATCGATGTTGAAAAGCGTCCCGGCCTGCGACTTGGTGTTGCCGCCATTGGTCTTCGAGACGGTGTTGTCGTCGCTCGCGTAGACGGGATTGCCGATGTCGGCGATCGTCACCGGATCGCCAGCGTCGTTATTCATCAGATACGGGCCGAGATCGGCGTCGACCGTCTGCGCCCCGGCGAGCCCAAGGCGGTTATCGGCAGTGCCGTCGGCGACGCCGACGCATTTCAGCCCGACAGCGACGGACATCGGAACCGCGACGGCGGCGGCGCCGACGCCGGAAAGCCCGACCATGCCGCCCTCCCAGCAGACGGTCGCGGCGGCGACGGGGAAACGGCGGGAAGTCCTGTCGGCGAGTTTTTTCGGGATGCGGCCGGCGACGAGAGCGGTCATGTCAACTCCTCAGGAAGGATCAGGCGCTTTTCGGCGCGACGAAGGTGGAGAAGGCCTTGGCGTCGACGCCCATCATCTCGGCGACGAGGTTCTGCTCGGCGTTGAGCGCGACAGCGCCGTCGGCCGCCGGCGTTGCGGGCGTGACCTGCGGCTGGAACAGAGTTGGCTGGGCGGCGACGAATTTCTTGAATTCGGCGAGGCCTTCGGCGCTGGCGCAGGTCGAGACATAGAAGCTCTTGGTCGCGGGGCTGATCTTGCCGGCCTTGACCGCCTCGTCGATCGCGGCGGCGGCCTCGGCGTCATGCGCCGCCTTCTTGCCGGCGCCGATCTCGGCTTCGAGCGTCGCGGCGCGATTGACCGCGATCTCATAGTCGGCGCGGGGAACATAGCTCGCCAGGCTGACCTGGTTCGAATTGAGCGCTGTCTGCAGCTCGCCGACCTTGGCGACGGCCTCGGCCTCGGTCGCGGTTTCGGGCAGACCGAGTTTCTTCAAAAGGTCTTTGAACATCGAGCGGGTCTCACTGTTGAGAGCTGGAAGGGTGAAATTGGGCGTGTTGACCAGGCCGGCGCCGAGCATCTCGACGACATTGCCCTTGGCGTCGTGGTTGAAAGACGCCGAGATGTAGCGATAGTCGCGGTTGAGCACCGCCTCGCGGCCCTTGGGCGTCCAGTCGACGCGGGCGAAAATCGCGCCATCGCGGACCGCCAGTTCCTCGATCCAGCCGGCGGCGGGGGACTCCTCGCCGCGCGGCGCCTTCAGGAAGGCGGCGTGGTTGATGTCGATCGGACGCTTCAGGCCGCGCGCATTGAACGCCTCCACCAGCCCCTGGGGTTCTTCGAGAAGCCACGTCCGTCCATCGTTGCCGCGAAGACGCGGCCCACGCGGCATGAGCTGAATCCACTCCGGCGCGAGATCCGCTCCGTCGAAATTCAGCGCCAGACCGTTACCGAAGCCGGGGGTCTGGGCTTCGGAGCAAAGGGCGAAAAATGCGATTGCATTTGCGTGGCTCATGGGGCCACAATCGCTTATCGGCCGATCCCGAATTCATGGGGACACATGTCCGCATCGACTTTTCGGCGGCCCTCGCGCAGCGCGCGGTTTCCTCTTCCAGAAACATCGAAATTGAATGGCCATTTAACGCCACGGGCGGGCTTCAGCGAAGTCGGCGGCTAGCCGGAGCCAGAAAGAGGCGATGGCGCTGTACGGCCTTCTGTGGCGGTTTGAACTTTCGAGCGCCTGCGACTATATTGATGGCGAGGGTGAGCGGGCGAGACATTGGTGCGCCAGCTATAAGCTGCGAGGGAGTACCGCCCCTCCGTTCGCTCATTCCTCGCCCTTCCGGATCACTTCGCCGCGCTGCCTGTTGCTGGCCATGTCCTTCGCATTGGTCCGATGGAATGTGGTCAGGCGCACCTCGTCCGGTTTGCTCTGGGCGCGCCGGACGACGACCAGCCACGCCTCGCCGTTGACATTGCCCTGGAACAGCAGATCGCGGCCGTCGTTCTGGACCAGCGCCTCGCCGCGGTCGATCAGCCTCTGGACCTTCTCGTAATCCTTCGGCGTGAAATGGCTGCGGCCTTTTTCTTCCTTCAGTTGTTTCGTCGCCGTGGCCACCGAAAAGCGAACGACCTCGGATTTCGCGTCGATCGCGGCCGCCAGCTCGGCCGGCAAGATGGCGATCGGCGCCTCGATCTGGCCGCGCTGGATGTTTGCCGGATCGCGGCTCGATGGCTCGTAGGGAATTTCGCCCGACTGAATGCGCTTCATCAGCCAGGAGCCGGCCAGATCTTCGACGGCGATCCGGCGCATGTTTTCGTCCATGGCGTCGAGCTTTCCCGTCAGGAAGTCGCCGGCCGTCTGCATCCGCGTCTTGCCGGGATTGATGTTCCAGCCCGGATCGACGCCGACAGGCACGCGCGAGACCTCGCCGGTGCGCTTGTTGACATAATCCTGCACGCCGAAACTTTCGGGCTCCTCCGGATCGTCCGGGTTATAGCCGGCCTCGATCGCCTCATCGTGGGAGAGCTGCTCGACTCGGCACTGACAGCGCCAGGCGGACGGCGGGTAATGCGTGTCCCACCATTCATGGTCGACCGGCAGGATGGTCCCGACCCAGGCCAGATGCTCCATGCGCTTGTGAACGGCGGTCGAGATCAAATAACGCAGGAAGGGCAGCACGCGCTTGGTGCGCTGGATGCGCTCCCATTCGCCGGCCGCATAGGCCGTATTGACATTGGCCCAATAGATCGTTTCGAGCCGGCGCACGGAGCCGAGCTGGACTTCCTTCGTCTTGCCGGTGAGCGGATCGGTTTCGACCTTCTTGCCCCACCAGCCCTTTGCGCGCAGCACGGGTTCAAGCTCGCGGCGGAATTCGGCGAAGTCCTGGCGCTCGTGAATGGCCTTGGATAGAGCGCCCTTGATATCGCCGAGAATGTCATAGCCGGTCGATTTGGCGACCGTGAAGGCGTGAGCGTGCTCCTCGAAAGAGAGATCGCGCCAGTCGAACGAAGGCTTGACGCCCTTGGCGTCGAAAAAACGCAG